ACTATGGAGCCGAAGTACTTGCCGGGGATACCCCTGGCCGCTGACGGTGGTGCGCACCGTCGTTATGGGTTAGCAAAAAATTAAGGAGAAAGCAATGACAGTTAAGCACAGACAGATACCGCGCAAGATGCGCGTGGGCAGCAGGACATACTCGGTTGAGGTGGTCGAGGCGATGATCGAGAAGAACCTGATGGGGCGCACGTATTACCCTGACAGGAACATCAAGATCGGACTCAAGAGCAACAGCACCGGGCGGGTCTACAAGCCCACCGAAGTCCACGACACCTTCTGGCACGAGGTGGTGCACGCCATCTTGCACGACATGGGCGAGGACAGCTTGAACAGGAACGAGCGCTTCGTGACCCGGTTCGCCAACCGCTTGACCAAAGCAATTGAGACTGCGAGATTTTGATGGCTGCATACGAACAAGCCAAAGAGCACCACAAGGACGTACCCCGTCCAACTGTTGAGGAGTTCATCAACCATGCCAAGGAGGGGTTTGTTGGATTGGCGCTTCTCTTTGGCGAGGGGTTTGTTTTGCACGCCGTCGAAATTGCCGAGACGCTTTTAAATGAACGCGATGTGTGCCACTGCTGCCGCATGCCGCACTGCGAATGTGATGAATACGAATAGGAACCCAATGAAGCAAGTCACATGGAGCCACAGCGCTCTCAAGGACTTCGAGGGGTGCGCACGCAGGCACTACGAAGTCAAGGTACTCAACAACTACCCCTTCCAAGAAACGGAGGCCACGCGCTACGGCACGAGCTTTCACACAGCGGCAGAAATCTACATTCGGGACGGCACACCGCTGCCCCCTGAGTTTGAGTACGCCAAGGCTGTGCTGGATGCGCTCCTGGCCAAGCCGGGCAGGAAGCTGTGCGAGTATGAGATGGGCATCACCCCGGACTTGCAGCCGTGTGACTTCAACGACAAGGGCAGGTGGGTCAGGGGCATCGCTGACTTGCTCATCATTGACGACGACAACCTGACAGCCTCGGTGCTGGACTACAAGACGGGCAACAACAAGTACCCAGATCGTGACCAGCTAAAGCTCATGTCCCTCATGGTGTTCAAGCACTTCCCCCATATCCGCAAGGTGCGTTCAGCGTTGCTGTTCGTGGTCAAGAACGATATGGTCAAGCACACCATGACCGTGGACGAAGCCGATGCTGAGTGGTGGCGCTATCGTGAGCGTGTGGCCAAGCTGGAGTCCTGCTATGCCACAGGCGTATGGAATCCCACCCGCACCCCGCTGTGCGGCTGGTGCCCTGTGAGATCATGTGAATTCAATCCTAAACACTGAAAGGAAAAACCATGGCAACCCGTAACTACAAAGCTGAATACAAACGCGATCTGGAGACAGGCAAGTCTGGCCCTGGCTCCGATCAACATGAGCGCCAACGCGCTCGGCGTGAGTACGACAAGAAAGGCATCGCCCGCACTGGCAAAGACATTGACCACATCAAGCCGCTGCGCAAGGGCGGTGCGTCAGTACCGGGCAACCTGCGACTGCGTGCCAAGAAGGCCAACCAAGGAGACAACAAATGACGCGAGAGGAGATTAGTGATAGAGCTAGTGCACGCGCCAGTGCCGTAGCCTACATGAGAGAACAAGGTATGACCTACGCCGTTATTGGCGCAAGGGTTGGAATATCTGTAAGTAGAGCGCAGCAATTGTATAAAAGACATGTGCGAAACACTGCACAGCTTTGCCGCAGAACCAAAGACCTGACAGAACTACTAAAACAAATCGCATAAACCGAGAAGCAAATGCAAATCATAGAAGACAAAGCACTACTGTTCACTACCCGCAACCCCAACAAATACTGCATCATTCCAAAGCACAAAGTCATGCCTCGCACAGATGGCGGCTTTGATGTTGCAGTCTACTGGGGGTTGGATGAGGCGCGTGTGTTGAAGAACCTTGGTGTCAAAGACGTACCCTCGCCCATCGTGAGGAAGTACCCCTGGCCTGGGCGCTACAAGCCCATGGCCCACCAAGTCGAGACCGCTGCTTTCCTGACACTGCACCGCCGAGCATTTGTGTTTTCCGAACCCGGCACAGGCAAGACGCTATCTGCACTGTGGGCAGCGGACTACTTGATGCAACGCGGTGAGATACGCCGTGTGTTGGTACTGTGCCCCTTGTCGATCATGGGGCCAGCATGGGTAAGAGACATCGGCAACAGCATCATCCACCGCTCTGCCATAGTCGCGCACCATCCGCAAGCTAGCAGGCGCATCGAGATGATTCAACAGAACTACGAGATCGTCATCACCAACTACGAAGGGCTGAACCTGATAGCCGATGAGATCAACTCCAACGGCAAGTTCGATCTGGTGATCGTCGATGAGGCCAACGCATACAAGACCGTCAGCACACGGCGCTGGAAGTCACTGGCGTCCATCATCAAGCCCAACACTTTTCTGTGGATGATGACGGGCACACCTGCATCGCAGTCGCCTGCTGATGCGTACGGGCTGGCCAAGCTGGTCAACCCCGACAACGTGCCGATGTTCTACACAGGATGGCGCGACTCGGTGATGAACAAGATCACGCTGTACAAGTGGGCCCCCAAGCCTGATGCGCGTGACCGTGTGTTCAATGCGCTGCAGCCAGCGATCCGGTACTCCAAAGACCAGTGCCTTGACTTGCCGCCAGTGATGACGCTTACCCGTGAGGTGCCGCTGACTCCGCAGCAAGCCAAGTACTACAACCTGCTCAAGGACCAGATGCTAGTGCAGGCGGCTGGAGAGGTCATCACAGCGGTCAATGCCGCTGCTATGCTGAGTAAGCTGCTGCAAGTCAGTTGCGGCGCTGCGCTCACGGATACCAAAGAGGTGGTGGAGTTCGACGCCAGCCCCCGGCTTGGCGTGCTGGAAGAAATTCTGGAGGAGACATCGCGCAAGGTCATCATCTTCGCGTTGTTCCGCGCCAGCATCGAGACCATCCAGCGGCACCTGACATCCAAGGGCATCACCAACGAGTGCATCCACGGCGGCGTATCGGCCAGCAAACGAGGCGACATCATCCACCGCTTCCAGACCGACCCCGACCCAAGGGTGCTGGTCATGCAGCCACAAGCCACAGCGCACGGGATTACCTTAACCGCAGCTGACACCGTGGTGTTCTACGGCCCCTTGATGTCCGTGGAGCAGTACATACAATGCATCGCTCGGGCTGATCGCAAGGGCCAGAACAGCGACAAGGTCACCGTGGTGCACATCCAAGGCTCGCCCATCGAGCGCAAGATGTTCAAGGCACTGACGGCTCGCGTCACTGACAACGACATGCTCACTGCCATGTTTGAGGCCGAGATCAAAAGCTAGAATGGCAAAGCCCTGTGGCACGGGAATGCGCACAGGGCTTCTAATCAACACGAAAGGCGCTTCGTATGACTCGAAAAATTATATCGCTGCCGACACAGTCAGCGCTGCACACGCTACTTGACTACGACCCCAACAGCGGGTTATTTACGTGGCGCATTAGTAAGGGCACTGTACGCGCCGGGGACCGTGCAGGCTGGCTACATAAGTCTGGCTACGTGTACATCGGGTTGCATGGCAAGAGCTACAAAGCACACAGGCTTGCCTGGGCGTACGCTTACGGCGTTGATCCTGCGGGGCTGATCGACCACAAAGACAGGAACCCGTCAAACAACCGTCTTGCCAACTTACGCGTGGTATCAGACGGACAAAGTAACCAAAACAAACAGGTGTACAGAAACAACGCCAGTGGGCACAAAGGTGTGGGCTGGTACGCCCGCAGAAACATGTGGCGCGTGCGCATACAGCACGAGAACAGAGTAATCCTTGTTGGGTTTTTTAGCAGTGTGCAACAAGCAGTAACGGCACGCAAAGCCGCAGAAAAGCGCCTACACACCCACGCACCAAAGACATGAAAGGAGGCACTTGCAAAAGCCAAAAACCCGTGTAAACTGTCCAACGCTTGACAAAACAACAGGAGAAAGCACATGACGGAAACTGAAGATGAGGTGGTCCCAATCGACCTCCTCGTGAAGATACATACCAAGATCAAGTCGCGCATCGACGCGCTGACCAAAGAGTACGACACTGCGGTGGAGCAGCTCAAGGCTCAGCAAGACGAGGTGCGCTTTGCCATCAAAGACAAGATGAAGGCGCTCGGCCTGAAGTCTGTCAACACCTCCTACGGGACGGTCTCCCTCTCGACCAAGACGCGCTACAACACGCAGGACTGGGACTCGTTCAAGAAGTTCATTCTTGACCACCAAGTCG